TTGCCTTCCTTCCAGCAAATGCATCTGATACAAATGTACCAACCGCTCCAAATGTGGTGTCCCAATTCTCATAGTCAAACTCAAATGATGCATTTAAATTGCTGTCAATTTTTTTCTGTTTGATATTTAAAATCTCTTGGTATTTACGTAAAGGACGTTTAATTAATCGCGTTAAATTGTTATTAATTGCCTTAAAATATTGAGGCACGATTCGCAAATAATTATCTGTGACACCTCCCGTGTTAACTCCAGCTGGACTATATTTTTCAAATTTAATATCCTCTGATCCTGTGTTTAAATAGCCTTGCTTTGCTGTTAATATTCCTGCACCTGATAATGATCCATCCTGAATACCTGAAATGATTCGTTGATCACCATAGCTTGATGCATTAGCAATAATCCAACGACCATAAGCCTGATAAATTTTGCAGTTAAATGCCAATAAAATAGATCGCAAAACTTTTTTTGCATCTTGAATAATGTAATTATCCTGAAAAACTCCCTCTTTATAGATAGTGACATCATCAAATACATTATTCCAAATCGATTCACTATATATTCTAATATCATTGCTGATCCATATCTCAAAATCTAAACCAATATTTAATAGATTTTTGTGAATAAATTTCCATAATGTTGGATTAGCTTCACCAACAGGTGGAAACCATGAATCATAGGATTCTAATGATCCTAAACCATCATTTGCATTAATTGATAATTGGTACGGTGTTGTTGTTATTGCCTCAGAATAAACATCATTTGCGATCCATCCATTCCAATAAACGGTGTACACATTAGGTGCTGATTCGTAATAAACTTTGACAGAATATTCCCTTTCATCGTAAAGATAAAATTGATCATATGTCACATCATCTGTTACCCACAAATTCAGCTGGCATTGTGATCCGATTAATGGCTCATAAAAATCATCATCGGCTTTCCATTCGATTACCACAGGCTCATCAGTTCCAATCATTGGCAATACAGGACCGCCATAATCTTTTTTTAATATCTCAACTCTGCGTTTTCTTGATCGAACATCTGATAAATCCAACCGATATTTTACACCGTATGCCATTAGCCTAACCGTTTATTTTGTTTTTCTGCTCTTTGTAATACTAATAATAAATCCTGACCGCTTACCTTGGTTTCCAAAGTAAATGCGCCATTGCCTCCACCTGTATCCAACATTCCTTGTAATTTGTTCAATGGTGCAATAACCTCAGGATTTGATCGTGCGCCTGCGTACTCACCCATGATTCCCATTGTTGGACCGCTAACGATACCACCAGCTGCAAATTTAGGAATCGATGCAAAAGATGATAATACACCACCAATTGCCATGGCCATAAATGCAGGCTGTGTAAATACAGCTGCTGGACCTGTTGCTGATGCAGATTTTGTTGCATTAGCTGTGGCCGTTGCCATTGCCAATGCTTTTTGCATGATAATTTCCTTGATTACATATTGCGCTAATTGCAATGTTGTTTGGGCCATTCCCTGCAAAAATCTGCCTAATCCCGTTGTTGCCTCACCCATTGATGACATAATGCTCTGACCTAATATCCCAAATGCACCTGAAACAGCATCTGCCATTGTTTGGCCTTTAATCATAATCAAATCAAACTGCTGTTGTTTCATTGCCAAATCTTCAGCAATTACCTTAGAACTTTCCTGTATGCTTGCATTCATTACTTGAAAAGGTGTTTTAATTTTTTCAGTAACATCTGCAACATCAAACCCTAATGCTTTTAATGGATCTTTTAAAGATGGCCAACGCAAATCCAACATTTCATTTTTCAATGCAAGTGTTTCTTTTCTTGCATCAGCAACCTTTTCTGCTAATGATTGAATTGCAGCAGCTAAACCATATTGTTCCTTTACAGCTGGACCATTTGCTCCTAATCCTTTTGGCATTAAATCAACCTGATCAGTAGGTGCAACTTTGGTATTTTGGATTAATTTTCTGTTTTCTTTTAATTGAGCAACTAATTTATTTTTTGAATCTTTTAATGATTGCTCACTAACCACAATTGCCTGACCAAATTGGCCAACCTTAATTCCTTTTTGTTGTGCTATTTGTTTATCTATTGCAGAAATTTGTGCATAAATAGCCTTGTTTTTTTCATATATGGTATTAATTCCATCTGTTTCAGATGCAACAACCTCTTTATTATTTTTAACTAAATTGATTTGTGCAGATGAATAATCATAAGCTGATTTAGCTGCATATCCCATTAATGCTGCCAATCCTGCAATACCTCCAGCTGTATTTAATGTAAGATTAAATTTCAATGCAGCTGCCTGCATTAATTTAAAACCTGTAATCAATTTTGGCATTACCGTACCAGCCAAATATAATAATGGCCCTGTTGCAGCTGCAATACCAGCCAATGTTAAAACAAATGTTTTTGCCTCAGGTGATAAATCCTTTAAATATCCTAATACACTATTAAATGCTTTAATCATTTTCGTTACAGCAGGTAATACCACCTGACCAAATGTGACTCCAAGTTCCTTCATGGTTTCTTGGAATATACGCATTTGATTGGCTGCCCCATCGCTTGTTCTTGCAAAGTCACCCTGAGCATTTTTGGTGCTGTTCATCACATATTGGTAACGCAACATAACCTTTTCGCCTTGCGACATTGCCTCATATTTGGCCGTAATTCCCTTAGACAATGCAAATGCTTTTACATTGGCCTCAGTCATTACAATTCCCAAACGTTTCAATGATTCTGTTTCACCTGTAAACACTCCATTCAAGGCCGTTGTTACTTCCTCAATGTTCATGTTTTTAAATGATGCCATGTCACCAGCTAAACCCACCAATGATTTTGACATTGCTGCTGCATCTTTGGTCGTTAATCCCATAGATGTTGCCATGTCACCAAATAGCGCAGCCATATCCAAGGCTGTACCCTCAGCAATACCAAATGATTTTAATGTAGTTTTTGCAAATGCTTTTACATCTGCCGATGATCCCTTAAATGCAACAGAAACTTTGTTTAATGATTCCTCATAATCAGATGCCATTTTCACAGCTGCGCCACCAGCAATTGCCAATGGTGCTGTTAATGAAACAGATAATGTTTGGCCAATTCGTTTAGCACTATCGCCAAAATCTCTTAGCTTTTTATCTGCTCTTGATAATGCGGCATCCAATTCCTTTGAATCGCCACTCAGTAAAACTTTTAATACGTTATCTGCCATGCCTCAAAGTTAACAAAAAAGCCAACCTAATTTTTAGATTGACTTTTTTCGATTTGTTGTAAAAAATCTTGGTATTGTTCCGTTGTGCTTTTAGGTTTGCCTTTGTCTAAAAACGCATCCTGTGGCAATGGAAACAATTTATCAGGTGTAATTACCTGACTGCGTTTCGTGGCTTTGGTATTTACAATCATGGTGGAAACAAACCTATGCATCTCCCATTGTAAATTTACGTTTATTGACCAACTCTCCCCCAACAACGCGTTTTCGCGCCACGTGTTTTTCCAAAACTGATCAGGTGGTATGCCTGCTTGACCTATATAAAAATCAAGCATTGCAGACCATGTTAGGGGTTTTTCTGCTTTGGGTTTTTTGTTGATTTCTCAACGTTCCTGCGCATTCCTGCATTTAGATCATTACCCAATACACGGCTTTCAAGCAATGTGCTAATTAATGTTTCTAAAATATCAGGATTTACATCATCCATCCAAGCACCTACTTGATAAATATTATAATCAATTTCATAACCATTTTCCTGATCATAGGCAACCAATGCTGAATAAACTAATGATCGAATGTTTGTCAATGATATTCCATTGCCAAATACTTTGTCGATTTCAGAAATTGAGAAACCTGATGTTTCCTCAAAAACTGCCCAAAAATTCATGCTGAAATGTAGTGTGCGAATTTTACCACCAATATTGATTGAACAATATCCGCGCTGTCTAATTGCTGTCATTTTATTTATTGTTTAGGTTTTAAACTTGTAAACCCGACACCTTATTCTGATGTCGGGTTTTTTATGGCTTTATCAAATTATAATGTAGATGCTACTATTGCACCGGTCAATGTGATGGATCCGCTGAATGTTACAGCAGCCTCCATTTCACCTGTTTGCTCGATTGATGCAATAAAACCTTCTGCTGTGTATATTGTGTCACCTGTTGCAGCTGTTCCAAATACACAAGTTACTTGCGTACGGTTTGTGATCAATGCGATCAAATCGATTACAGAATTTGAATCTGAATAATCTACTAAACCATCAAATGAAATTTCACCTGAACGTAAACCTGAAATTCCTTCTGACCAACCTGCTGAATCCTTTGTCGTTGCATCTGCAATGTCGTGGCTGATTGATAATGTACATGATGTTGTGTGACCGATTACCGTTCCCTCAACTTTAACCAATAGGTTTGTACCGTTAAATACTCCTGATGTTGCCATATTTTTTGTTAATTATTATGCTCTTTATTTTGGACAAATATAGAAAAAAACATTACACATTTTCCCAATTGATATTTACATTTTCCCAATTCGTGAAAACCAAATTCCATGGCAACCGTGGCTCAAAATATAATGGTCCTGTGATAATCATTTCTACCGAATATTTTGCCCCTGCTTCCTGATCTGCAATCTGCTCTACCGAATTGATATAACCACCGCCAAAGAAAAATTGTGTCGCATCCTGAAACACAAATTTCGCATATTTACGTGTAATAATTCGCTGTACAAATTGATTGTAATTCATTTGATCAGAATAATCGATCAATCCTTCACAGCTAATTTTACAGGTCCGCTTACCAGCAATTATCTCTACCCATCCGCCTGAATTTTTTGTTGTTGCATCAGGCAGATCCACGGTCAAATTCATTGTGGCTGTGGTGGTGTGGCCCAATGCCACATCATTCTCATAGATCACAATATTTGAACCGTTATAAACAGCCATTAAATATTTACGATTGGCTCGCTTGGCTCCTCAGGCTGCGCCCAAGGTAATGGTAAAACAATTACAGGTGGATTTACTAAATCCTCAATTGATTGCGCTAAACTTGCTTGCATCTGTGGTACATCCAATGATGACTCAAGCCAACCGATTACAATTTCCTCAGTCAAATCTGCATAAGGAATGAAATCAGGTCCAGCCACTTCGCTGTAACTTTGCGCACCGTAAATATCTGTGAAATAAGTTTCGAATGATGCTGTGTACCGCCAATGAACGGTGACAACATAATCCTGCATTCCTTCGTATGATGGTGCGCAATCAAGCTGACTAATTACCCAAGCATATGTGATTTCCTCAGGTGTAACGTTTCTATAATTCGACATCTTCTATTTTTTCTGTTTTAATGAATTTAACACCATCAACCCATCCATCTAAAAATGGGTAAATATCTAAACCTTCTGGATTGTTTACCTGAATGACCGTATAATCAAAATCAGATAAATTCAATTCTTTAGATGCTGCATTTAATTTTTTCAATCCATCTTTTGAAAATGAATAATTTCCCTTTTCATTTAGGATCAAATTGCCATCCTTATCAACCGATGCATTATCCAATCTCAAATCTTCTGCCTTCTCATTATAAGCATCCAAATACGGCTTTACTTTCTCTGCAATCTTTACTAATTTCTTTTGCCCTTTGGTCTTGGCATCCTTTACATTGTGATTTAATAATGCCACCAAAGTGAACAATTCAGCATACGTTTTTTTCATTTTTTTATTGATTAAGTTAATACCCAAAGTTAGGCAATATTTGATTTAATTATATCCAATTCTGATTTCAATTCCTGAATGGCTTTAACCAATACAGGTATCAATTTGCTTTTATCCAATGACCACAATTCCTTATCGTTTCCACGATTTACAACTTCGCTGACAATTTTATCCATATCCTGAGCAACAAATCCAATTTCTGTCGTGTAATTGTTTTCTAAGGTCCATGAATTGTTTTCAAATACCGATGAATAATGCTTGTATCTAACAGGTTTCATTTTCATTACATCATTGATTCCATAGCTGATTTCCTCAATATCACGTTTTACACGTTCATCTGAATATGTGTACCAAGCATAAGCACGCGCGGCATTTAAATAGTCGTTTGGCAAGTTCAATGCATACGGTGTACCAACAGCTGGTGTTTTAATACCGACTGCGTTGTTTGAAATATTTACAACCGTTAATAATCCACTTTGGCCTAACCAAATTTGTCTGTCATCATAAATGGATAAACCTTGACCAGCACCTTGCTCACGTGTAATTACTGATGCCACGTTTGGATCACCATCAGCTGTTCTTAAAACGATACCTGATGATGATGCACCGTAAACACCTAAATATTTTGATGCTCGCATAAATATTCCACTTGAAAATCCTGTGGATCCAATGATCATTGAAAAATTACCATCATCATACAATGCTGAATCACCTAATGATGTGTTGCCTGTAAATTTTGGAACATAGTTTGTTGATCCTGAACCTGAAATATTTCCACCGCCTCCGCCTGTGTTATATTGCACACCGTTTACTTTGAATGTTCCTGTCACGTTTACATCGCCATTAACTTGTAATGCCCCTGCACCTGAAACTCCACCCGTTGTGTTAATCAATAAATTGCGATTTGTATCAATTCGCATTGCCTCATTTGTACCAACGTACCAAGCAAATTTAGAACCTGAGAAACCAAATGGAACCGTTTGTGTAATACCATTTCCGTTGTGTGCCACAATACCACTTGCGTTGTCTGTGCCATCAATTGAACCGATAAAATATCCTAATCTTAAACTGCCTGTTAATTGATAATCAATAACATAAAATGGCGATGCTGTGCGTAAACCAATGCTTGAACCATTGTCAAATATTTGGCTGTTTGTTAGGGCTGTTCCTGCTGACCATTTAGCTAAATAGTTTGTTGTTCCTGAACCTGAAACACCACCACCACCTGTACCAATTGGTGTACCGTTTACTCTAAATGAACCCGTAACGTTTACATCTCCTGCAATATCTAATTTATATGCAGGTGATAAAGTACCAATACCTACATTACCACCATTTGGCTGTAATAATATATTATATGCTGTTGCTGTACCATCAGACCTCTGAACCTGCAAATATGCATTTCCTGAATATAATGTACCTATCATTAAACCATAAGAACCACCACCAACACCATTAGTAATATATTGTGCAACGTAATTATTAATAGTACCTAATGCTGGTATACTTGGTGTACCTGTTGTGCTATTTGTTAAATGTAATGATGCAGCAGGTGAATATACACCAATTCCTATATTTCCATTTTTACTAATTCTCATTTTGTTACCCCAAGAACCAGCATTGTAAGTATAAAAATCTATACCTGCACCAGCTGATTCTGTTGAGCCAGCTATAATACCTGTACCATCAACAGAATCAAATCCAATTTGAATACCATTTTTATCACCCTGAGTATTTGAAAAAACAGATAATCTTTTACCATTTGTACTACCAAATGTAAATGTTGAATTGGCTATAATTGATGATACAAAACCATTAATTGTTCCACCTTGAACAACAAGCAATGAATCAGGTGTTGATGTTCCTATTCCTACATTTCCCGAATTATAATAAATATTTGAACCTAATGTAGTCCATTGACTTGATGCACCTGTGGTTAAAATATTTCCGCTTGTATCAAATCCAAGATACCCAGCAATTGTTCCTGTAAATGCTGTTGCTGATGTATATGCAGGTGCATTTAGCTGATTAGTAGCTAATGCCTTAATCCCATTTATTAATTCACCTAAATCTTGATTTTTTGACATTGTTCTATGCGTTAAAAATTTCTTTTAATGGCTCTACTATTACTTTACCATTTTCATCTGTCCATTCCGTATCAAACATATGTTTATCTTTTCTTTCTCCTATTACCATCCACGAAATCTCATCTGTTGAATTTGGATTTACACTTTCTATGTAAATAATATTACCAATTACTTTTCCCTTTACTAAATCCCATCCGTTTTCATTAGTAGTAAAACATTGAACATCTCTACAAAGAGCCTCAAAAGTACCTTTTGTCATTGATGAAACATCATCAATATTTGCCATCCCCTTTCCATTAACAAGATTCAATTTACCTCTATAAATTAAGTCTGCCTGTGGCCCCTCAATAAATGAATGAACTAATTGATGGGTTTTAGGTTTTAAAGGATGGTCTATTCGAAATGAACCTGAGCCTTTTGATAATGAACCTGTAACACTTACTGAACCACCATTAGGCTGTAATATTAAATTATATGCTGTTGCATTCCCATCTGTTCGCTGAACCTGAATCCATGAATTACCACTTGGCAATGAACCCATTAACATTCCATATAAACTATTACTATTTGTTAAGTATAATGCTGTTGCATCACCAATTGCTCCTAATGATGGTAAAACTCCTGAACTTGCAGATGTAGCACTATGTAAATATGTTCTTGGGTTAGTAGTTCCAATTCCTAATGAACCTGACTTTGCAATTCTAACTCTACTTGCCCAAGAACCATTATATGTATAAAAGTCTAATCCAGCACCAGCTGATTCAGTAGATGCCGCAATTATACCTGTTCCATCAGTAGAATCGTAACCAATTTGAAGCCCATTTTTATCTCCTTGCGTACTTGATAAAACAACTAATCTTTTGCCATTTGTACTTCCAAATGTAAATGTAGAATTAGCCATTATAGCAGCAGTAAATGCATTTATAGTACCACCTTGTACATCTAAATAAACACCAGGATTTGATGTATTTATACCAACAAAACCAGATGATGTAATTCTAAAACGTTCAGTAGATGCTGTATTATCATAAATTATTAAGTTACCATCACCCTGATTTTGAAAGAAATATTGGCGACCAGATGCTGATGAATTTGTTAATATTAATCTTGATGGAAAAGCTGTTGTAGATGTTATTTCAAGATTTGTTCCATTAACTGAAAAAGGTGTTGTTGTTCCAATACCAATATTACCTGATGAATTTATGAAAAATCTTTGTGCGCCTGCTGTATAATCATAAATTGCAAATTCACCTGCTCCTGAAACAAAGTTTGAACCTATTCCATAAGTTTTGCCATTTGTAGATGTAGATGTTAATCTAATTACGGTACCATTAGATGATGCAGAATTTAAATGTAAAATACTACTTGGTGATGTTGTACCAATTCCAACATTTCCACCTGTTGTAATAACAAATGGTGATGTAGCTGCTGTATTATTATAAATACCAAAATGATTATCCGTTCTAACATTTAAAAACCAATCTTGAGTATTTGTTTGCATTGAAATCTGTGATGCATTTGTTCCTGTACTATTATTTTTAATAGTTAATCCAACAAAACCTCCACTAACATTTCCTGCAATTCTTGTAGTTCCAACAATATCTAATTTAAATGTTGGTGATGCAGTTCCAATTCCAACATTAGTACCATCATCAAAAATCAATGAATTTGTAATGGCCGATGTTCCTGACCATTTAGCCAAATAATTGGCTGTACCTGCACCTGTAATTCCTGATGTTGCGCTGGCTGTATAAAGTACAGCTGTAACCACATCATTAACTTTAACCCCTGTTGTAAATACTACCGTTGTTCCATTTGTAGCTGTGAAATCTGATTCAGGAATACGCACACCATTCAAGAAAATATCAATTAATCCTGCCGTGTAACCGCCTGTAATTGTAAATGTAGTTTGTCCTGCTGTTGCAATGTATTGCGTAACATTACGCATTCCGCTGCTTGGTGTAATGGTCCAACTTCTATCCGCAGAAAGGTCATAACCTTGGCCGTTTATTGTTAACGTGCGCGCCTGCGTTACAGGTGTAAATCCTAATGCTGTCGTTACATCTGAACTTGATAATGTTACGGCCCCATCACGTGTGTTAAACGATGTGACACCTCCTGTTGTAAATGTAACGTTAGCAGATAAATCCTGTGTTGAACCGTTAATTGTAATGGTCCTTGCATTAGTCACAGGTGTGAAACCTAATGCGTTTGTTACGTCTGTACTTGATAATGTAACTGCACCTGTTCTTGTATTAAATGAACTGACACCTGATACAATGGTTCCCCATGATAATGTCGATCCATCTGTGGTTAAATATTTTCCTGAATTGCCTGTTTGTGTTGGAAATGCAGCTACCCATGTATATGCATCATCCCAATTAGATTGCTTAACCGTTGTAGGCAGGCTGTAACCTGATGCAAAAGTAATGGCTAATGTTCCCGATGTTGTGATCGGTGATCCTGAAATCGCAAAACCTGTTGGAACCGTTGCGCTTACTGATGTAACTGAACCTGTGCCGTATGTTGTTGAATCTACACTACCATCTGCCTTTAAAAATTGTGCAGATGTACCGCCTGATTTCTTTATTGCTGTTGCAATTAATGAACCATCAATCTGTAATTTATCGACCGTATTATCTACCGTTGTACCCAATAACATACGGCCACCTGAATTGATTCTCGCACGTTCAATGTCCTCAACAATAAATGCAACTGAATGAAATGTCGATGTACCAACCTGAAATACACTATTAAATGTGTTGATTGAACCTTTGATTGACATATCGTAATGATTGACACCCAAAAATCCAGCACCTGTTTTACCTCTTACAATTAGCTGTGTCGCACCTGCCACATACGTAGGTGTTTGACCAACAAAAACATTACCATCCAAATTGATTCCCATCTTTTCAGATGTACTTCCATTAGTAAAAAATTGGATGCCTTGCCCTGCCTTTGTAGCTACGATTGCAACGTCAGATGAATTATCTATAAGCCATGCACCTGAAACTCCAAAATTGGCAATTTCTGTGCCGTTTTGGTATGCGCTAAACATACCACCACCTGATGCGCTAGCATTGTCAATTTTAATTTTAGGATATGCCGTTGTACCTTTTGCGTGAATTAATGCTGTTGGTGTATCAGTTCCTAAACCTAAATAACCTGATGCGTTCAATCGCATCTTTTCATACCCACTAATATTGAATACTAAATTGGTTTTAGATAAGACCATTTGAGTAATCCAACTTGTGCCATCATAAATATTAAATGAATAATTGCCACCAATTGGATTTGTAGCCAATAAAAATTGGTCATTTAATACCAATTCCTCTCCCCAAATTCCGCCAATTACGGTTAATTTATTTGTGCCATTAGGTGTATCACCTCCAATAACTACATCAGTCCCATCTGTAAATACAGGTG